CCTATATGACTGCAAGCTAGAGAAACCAAGTAAAATTATAATTTAACAAGATTTTGATGCCCTGAGCTTAATCGCTCGGGGTTTTATTTTTAGAGGGAAATCGAATGAAGCACTATGGAGACATTACGCAACTTCGTGGAAATCAAATCGAACCTGTTTCCTGTATCACGGGAGGCTCTCCCTGTCAAGACCTGTCTATTGCTGGGAAGCGAGCAGGGCTGGCCGGGAAACGGTCTGGTTTATTTATGGAAATGATTCGTATTATAAAGGAAATGAGGAATGCCACTAATGGAAAATATCCAAAATTCGCAATCTAGGAAAATGTCAGAGGAGCACTATCCTCGAACAACGGAGAAGACTTCCGATGTGTCTTGGAAGAATTTTCACACATCATCGAAGCAGACGCTACAATTCCTAGACCTGCGGGAAAGAACGGGAAGTGGTCTAAATCAGGGACAATTTCCGGTAATGGATGGTCTTTGGCATGGAGACTCTTCGATGCTCAATACTGGGGAGTGCCCCAACGTCGTCAAAGAATCGCACTTATCATGGATTTTGGAGGACAACGTGCCGCAGA